GAGCGCCTGGCTGATCGCCTGCGCACGCTGGGACGCCGCCATCAGACCGGCGTCTGGATGTTGGGCGATTCAGGCAACGGGCAGATCAACCGGATGGGCTATGGCGAGGCCGAAGTCCACCATAGCGCTTACGGTATCGGTGCTGATACCCGCTTTGGTGATGCATGGGTCCTCGGCATCTCCGCCGCGCGCACCCGCTCCAACGCGCACCTGGATACCCTTGGCGGACGCCTCACCGGAAGTGGGCAGCAGATGGCGGTCTATGCGCGCCGGGAGCTCGGTCAACACGGTTATCTGAGCAGCCTTGCCAGCCACGACCGTCACACCGTCGATACCCAGCGCCAGGTGCTGGCGGGCGACATGTTGAACAGCGTGACCGGTCGGCATACCGACAGTGCAACGCTGGTGCGTCTGGAAACGGGCCTGCGCCTGGGTGTCGGGCTGGCCCCGTATCTGGCAACGGGAGCATTGAGTCTGCGTCAGGGCGGGTTTACCGAAGTGGGCGTGTTGGGTCTGTCGGCAGGTGCGAACACCTTCACCACCGCGTTTGCCGAACTGGGTACACGCTTTGACCGCCATTTCGGGCGCTGGAGCTTTACCTGGACCGCCTCCGCGCGGCGGATGTCGGGCGACGAGGACAGCTTCAATGCCGCCTTTTCCGGGGCCGAAGTGGCGCGCTTCACCGTCACCGGGCAATCTTTGAGCCGCAGCAGCGTTCGCCTTGGCAGTGATGTGAATTATCGTGCACTCAACGGCTGGCAACTCTCACTCGGCCTGGGGGCCGACCAGGGCAGCGGACAGCGGCGCAATGGTTGGGGCGAAGCGTCCGCACGGATCGGGTTTTGATGTCCTTGCCGGTGTGATGTTTCAGTAAAACAACGGGGCCTGCCCAGACAAGAGCAGGCCCCGTTTTGCGCCATTATCCAACCCCGCAGTATGGCGGGGATTGGGGGCTACTTCAAAACGATACCCTCACACCCACTTCATACCGCTTGGCATAGGGTTCATAAAACGTGGTGAAGCGCTTGTTCAGACAGCGATCTGGGTGTTCAATCAATTCCGGGGATTGAAGCGCAAGCCGTACTGGGGTAATCGCTTCTGGGCACGCGGATATTGTGTGGATACGGTGGGTCTGGACGAAGCGAAGATACGCGCGTATGTGTGGTATCAGGAAAAACGGGAACAACAGGCGAAGCAGCGTGGCTTGGAGTTTTGTGAAGCGCCGGGCAATATTTGAAGCGTAAAAGTTGAGATATTTGCTTCGTGATTTTGTTGCAGCATGCGCAACAGAATTACAGGTCCCCGCCGTATGTTGGCCCGCTTCGGACGCAAGAGAGCCCCCCTTGGGGGGATCTCCTGTTGTTGATGGGGATATCAGTCGCCCCAGATCAGACGGCAAATTCGTGTCTGGCCGACAGGTCAGGCATTTGGGTCATCGGATAAAAGCGCGGCGGCCATGGATTCAGCGGCTTTCCAGGTTGGAGCAAATCGGAAATTCACCAAAATCCTGTCAAGTTCATTCTCGGGAATGTCGCGCATGGCTTCGCTGAGAATGGTTCGCCCGATAGCGTCCTGATCCTCCCTGGCCCGCTTGCCGTGATGGGCAAGGTAGCTGGCAATGGCATTCTCTATGGCTTCGTTCCTGGTCATGGCGTTCTCTGGAGTTGGCGGGGTTGGGGCGACAGCCGCAGTAACGCTCTGTCTGGCGGACAGATCAAGTCTTTTCTGCTTCGATGTGCATCCTGTTTGCCACGGTGGCGGGAGAGAGCCAGAGCACTTCGGTTCTGGGGCGGGTGCTTCCGGCGGCGTGGTGGGGGCGGTCGATGCGGTGCCAGTCGTGCAGGGTCTGGTCGTAGAGGTCGGAGGGATATCCGGCCAGTACCACCATGCCTTTGACCTCACGCAGTTGCGCCAGCAGGGCGATGTGTTCGGGCTCGGTCATTTCATGGCGGTAGCCGGATTTGGAGCGGGTGGTGGGGAGGCAGGGCGGATCTACGAAGAACAGGGTGTCGGGGGTGTCCTGGGCGCGGATGACCTGTTGGGCGGGACGGCATTCGAGGATGACGCCCTGTAAGCGGCGGGAGATGGTGGCGAGGGTGCGGGGGTAGTTGGCCCATTCGCGGGCTTTGCAGTGGGTGGCGGTGCGGTGTTTGGCGTCGCCGAAGGGTTCGACGTAGAGGCGGTGGGGCGGGAAGTGGGACAGCACCCAGGGGGCAATGGCCCATTTGCCGCCGAAGTAGCGCAGCAGGGCGCGGGTGGGGCGGTTATGAGTGTCTGTCGGTGGGATCGGATGCGGCATGGGGGTTCCTGTGGGAAACAGGCGTTCCATGACGCTCGGCGGGTGTGGGTGGGGTGTTGAACTGGTTGAGGGTTCGGCAACGCGGGCATTTGATGGAGAGGGCGATGCAGTCGCCTTCGGCGAGTTTTTTGTGGCAGTGGTGACACCGGAGTTCTTTCATCTGCTGCAAAACCTTTACTGATTTTGGTAGCCTTGCCGCACCCAGTCGACGGGTGCGCGGCCTTGGCTGTCTTGCAGCTCGCTCTGCGAGGTGGTGCTGTATTGGGTGTGTCTGCACGCAATGCAGCGCCGCGTTTTTTGGTTGGGTCTGGTGATGGTGTGCGTTACTGCATGGTGCGTTCTCCCGGTAACTGGGGGCGGATCAGCCGGGCATGGTCGGGCCATCTGGCGGGGAGGGGGGATCAATGTCGGGGACGGGTTCGGGCGATTGCAGGGACAACACCCCGGTGTCGGTCCCGATGACGCTTGCGCCCTGGGCCAGTCCGTCGATCAGGGCGCGCCACTCGGCCTCGGTGAGGGCGATGGCATCAGCCGGGATGGCCTCGTGCAAGCCTTCAAGATAAAATCCGCCGGTGGCGGGGCTGTAAAAGTAGCTGGGGGTGCTCATTGCGGTCTCCGTGAGGTCAATGGCCAATGGCGCGCCAGTACATCCCGGCCCAGTTATAGGAGCTTTTACTGCTTGGGCACTGGATGAACACGCTAAACCCGGTCTTGGTGAGCGAACCCTGATTCACCTGGGCAGTCAGGTCGTACGCTATTTTGTTGCCGCCGGTGGGATTGACGTCACTGACGGTCACATTCAGGCAGGCCGTGGGAAAGCTGATGGGGAAGGTCACGGCACGGGTGGTCTCGCTGGTGCTGGCCTGCATGTACACGCCCCATTGCTCGATCATCCCGTCCGGGCGTTTCATCCAGCCGTTTTGACCGCCGCTGGAGCTGTAGCCAAGCTGGCCCGGCGTCCAGGTGAGGTCCGTGGTGCCGTTGAAGGTTTGCTCGGTCGCGCCAATCTTCAATTTGCGCCCGGTCTTGAGCTTGTCGGCGCTGCTGGCGTTGCCGTTGAAACCGGGGGCGCTGATGGCGTGCGAGGTCTGGAAGGTGTTGTCAGCGTTGATGCACGCCCAGCCTGCGGTGTTGTGGGTCCCCGGCTCGTGGCGGACGAGATACACCTGTCCGCTCGCTCGATTCCAGTGCAGATTGCCGCAAGCGTTGCCGTCAACATCGCGCAGGTAGAACACCGGGTTGTGATTAGTTCCCCCTTTGCTCGCCACACTGGAAGACGCCTCCAAGCTCCCGTTCAGTATCGCGGAGGTCGCGTGAATGTTGCCTGCAAAGTGGGCCGCATTGTTGCCACCATCAATACGGAACAGCCAGTGAGCACCGGTCGCGTACAGACCTGTATTGCCGAAAGAGTCGGTGGTGAGATAGACCGAGCGCTGGCCCTGCGGGCGTTGCATCAAAATCAAGGATTCTTGACCGCCCGCGTTGATGTAAAGCGGGCCGGTCAGGGTGCCACCCGTCAGTGGCAGCGCGCCGATCTCGGCCAGGGTCCAGGTGACATTGCCAGTGCCGTTGATGGCCTTGCCGGTGGTGCCGATCTTGAGCGTGCGTTCCGCGCCCCAGCGGCTGGTGATGATATTGGCGGTACCGTTGAACGCGGTGCCGTTGATGGTGGGTGAGGTGTGCAGCTTGTCCGCGCTGGTGGCCTTGCCGTTGAAACCGGGGGCGGTGAGGGGCCCGCCGTATATCTGCATGCTGCCGTCACCCTTGATGCGGAGCTCGCCCTGTACGCCACCTTCCGGATTGCGGCGCTGCAACTGCACGATGTCAAGGTCCCGGTTCCAGTTCAGGGCACCGCGACCGGTGTTGCTGTCATCCCGCAGCCAGAGACCGGCATGGCCGGTGGAGGTGGCTTTGAGGTTAAGCTGTGCGACCGCCGTCAACGCCCCCGAAAACGTGAAGTTCCCGGTGCTGGTAATGTTGAGCTCGCCCTGTGTCTGCCCGGTCTCCGGGTTGTAGCGGCGCAGGGTCACAGCCGTGTTGCCCCGGTTCCAGAGCAGCAGCCCGCGGGTGGCGTTGTCGGCATTGCGGAGTTGAACCGACGGGTTGTAGGTGTCGCCCGCCCGGCTCACGACACCACCCGCCACCGTCAGAGCGCCCGTCAAGGTACCGCCGGTGAGGTTGAGCTTGTTGTTCAGGGCTGGTTGCAGGCCGGTCACATCGGCGATGACGTGCTCATGGCCCGCCGGGGTGAAGGTGCCCGGTTTCTCGCTCACCTCGCTCCACTTCGGCCAGCGCGTGGCCTGGTCGGGTGTTTGGGTGATGCGCTCCCAGGGCTGCTCATGCGTCTGCAGCACGCCCTTGAGTGCGGCGGGGGTGATGGCGCGGAGGCCGTCGGTCCCCGCCTTGGCCTCGGCGGTGGTGGCCAGTTCGACCACGCCCTGTACGTCAGTCGTTGCGGGCGGGTTCAGGAAATTGGCGTTGCCGAAGGTGATGGAACTGGCCGCCACCTGCAGCAGCTTGATGTCCACCGAGAGCAGCAGCATCGCATTGGCGGATTTTTGCATGATCGGGGCGGTCTGGCTGTACACGGCGAACAGGGTGCCGTCATCGAGGTACAGGCCAAAGCCGCGCAGGGAATAACTGGCGCTGCTGTCATCGCGGATGCTGATGTGGACGGTATCGGCGGCCACCGCCGCGCCCGAGAACGTGGTCAGGCGCTTGAGCTCGCCGGGGAGCGTGGTCGTGGTAGGCGCGGCATTGAACGCGGTCTGGGTGAGGCCGATCTCGGCCAGGCTGACGGCGTGGGTGCCGGTGTTGTCGGCATTGACCAGGGCGGCGCGTCCGGCGTGGGTGAGGGTGAGGGTCAGGGCGGTCATGGGGTGGCTTCGGTCAAGGTCAGGCGGGCATGCTGAACGGCCCGCGCGGCGGCGGCCAGGGACACGGTGCTGCGCGCCTGGATGCCCTGGGTGAAGGTGAAGTGCGCACGCACGGGTTTGACCCGGTGCACGGCAGCAATGACCTCATCGACCAGCGCCGCCGGTGCCGTTTCGCCGTCCTGATCGGCCACGTTCAAGATCAACTCAAACGTGTGCGCCGGGCCGGGGGGCGCGGTCTGCCACCATTCGCGCAACAGGATGTTTGCGCCGAAGCTGTTCACCAGAGTTTTCACCGCCCACGGGGTGCCTTTGAGGCGGTGCAGTTCGATGGCCTGTTTGAGCAGCAGGCGCTTGCTGGTCAGCGTCTTGGCGGCGGGCCAGATGGCCTCATCGGTCAGGGAAAATTGCTCGGCCAGGTGGGGTAATGCGGCGTCGGGGGCGGTCTCGATCAGGTACAGCAGAACCTGTTCAATGGGCAGGTTCGCATGTTGCTCCCACAGCAATTCGCACAGGGTCGCAAAGCGTGGGTCGGCGGCGAGGGCGGGGGGGAGTGCGGGCCTATCCATGTGCGGTACCGCCATCGGTCAGGGTGGTACTGGTGCAGCAGCCCCATTGGTGGGCATCGAGCACTTGAAATGCGGGCGATGTCACCTGGACGCGGTAGACGCCGGGGACGTGCAGGATGGCGGAGATTTGTTCGGGTACGAGGTCAAGGCCGAGTTGACGCTGGCGGGCGATGAGCCATTCATCCAGTGCGGCCTGGGCGCGGGACAGGGCTTCGGCGCGGTCGGTGGTGGCGTAGAAGGTCAAGGTGGCCGCGATGGCGTAGTCCACCTTTGCGGGCGAACGCACCAGGACATGATCGGTCAGCGGGCGCACGCGGTCGGCGGAGACGGCGGCGAGCACGGTGGCCAGCACGGCATCGGATGGAAGGCCGGTGTCGGTCAATGGGTACAGGGCCACCTGTCCGGGCGGCTCGCCTTCGTTCGGGCCATAGACCACCACATCGACGATGGATTGATGCGCGCTCATGGCGTGATGGCGGTAGGCCCCGTAGCTGCCCGCATTGGTGTACGCCTCGGGGGCGGAGATGATGCGGGTTTT